ACCATCAGGTTGCCGTTGAATTGCACCTTGGTCTTGTAGCTGAGTTTACGACCCGGCTTCTTGGGTGTGGTCAGCTTGAGGCCTTTGGCTTCAAGCAGCGCTTCGTAGAACTGGGTAAAGCACAGCTTGTCAGCTTTGACGTAACCGCAAGCGCGGACAATATCAGACTTATTGCAGTCGCCAAGCTCCTTGACTTTGGCGAGCAGTTCGGCACCAGTGAGCATTTGGATAGTAAATGGTGGGCGCTCACAAGCGTAGCCTATTCAGCGGGCTTTTGCCACCTAGCACCTTTGCGGATGTTATCGGCAGCCCATAGCGGTTGCAGGTTTGTGTAATGAAAACATTGGCGCTGCTGATCGGAGTCCGACAGGTCAAAGCTGGCGCATGGTCGGATGTGGTCTATGTGCCAGCCCGTGCGGCCATAGTTGTCCCAGCTCATGCCTTCAGTGAACCGGGCTTCTAGGTGACGGCGCAGCTCCTCAATGGTGCAGCCTGTCAGATTCATGGTGCTGTTTGACTTGACAACTCCTTTTGTTGCATTTGAAAGCCTGCTCCGCAGTGAGTTCAAAAGTTGTTGCTGCGGATCTTTTCTGTATTGATTCATCCACTGCCTAAGCCATTCCCGATGCTGTGGCCTTTTTGCTTTTGCTTCCGCGCGCAATCTTTGACTATGACGTTGATAATGCCGCTGGGCCCTCAGTCGGTTACCTGGGAGTAAGCATTCCGGGCATTTCCAGTCACTGACTCGCCTGCCCATGCAGTGCCCGTGTGCGCAAGGGCCAATGTAGTAACGCTTTAAACCTTGCCGCTTTGCTTCCTTGCGGCTAATAAAGGGTCCGTAATGCAGTTGCGTAGGCTGTTGGCCGAACAGGTCCAATTGTGTAATGATGCACATGTCGCCTGGTGATGCAGGTGGCCGGGCGCGGGAGATTGCAGTCTCGCCGCGCCACCATCTTAATACAATCGCACCCCTGTCCCACGTCCAGCACCTGCATGGAGCGGGTTGAACTCACGCCAGATGACGTAGCCCAGTGCATCGTTCATGTGGTCGTAACCGGCATCCTTATCTGGATCGCCTTTTTCGTTGTAGCTCTGCAGCTCTAGGCACTCGATCACCTTGCGACAGCCTGCGGCAATGGTGAGCCTGACCTGGCCTTTGCCATTTTCCAGCAAAGCCTGAACAGCAGCCACCCGATCACGAACGGGAGGGTTGCTGCGTGGTGATTGATTGCTAAAGCCGTAGGACTCCAAGATCTGAATGTCGGTCTGGCTTGCGTTGGTGCTGCGGTTGCCGCCACTGGCATCCGGGTAGATGTACACCTGCCGCTGCGGATACCGCCGCTGGATCTCTTGCGCCAATGCGTCGGTGTCATGCGCGCCACTGATCTCATCAATGACTAGAAGGCTGCTGCCTTGCCGGATGGCGATAACGGCAGACATGTTGCCAACGTTAAAGTCAACGCCAACTCTGAGCGGTTCGCGGCTGGTGTCTGGCAGGTTGGTCGTGATGTGCTTGGCGCGGTCGAAGCGGTCATAGACCTGGCCAGTGGTGAGGTTGACAAACTCGCCATCGAGGTATGCACGCAGCAACTGCGGGTCGTAGTTGGCCTGCAGCCGCTCAATAAAGTCCGGCGGCAAGTGTGGGTTGTCAGCAGTGCGCATTTTGATCAGCTTGCGGTCGGTGCGCTGCTGAGCATCATCACTGCCGAATGTGTTCCACATCCACCTGAAACCTTCTGGTGTGGATGCTGCTGCAAACTGGCGGACATTGCCTGAGCGCAAGCGACCAAGGATCTTGGGGAATGCTTTATTGGCAATGTTGGGCGTTACGGTATCAATTTCATCAGCCAATACCCAGGCAAGATTAAGGCCGATAATGCGTGACCAATTTTCAAATGAACGGCAGAGAATTTTGGTGTCGCCGCCTGGCAGATGCAGCGTGTACTCCGGCAGCGGTGAAGCGCGGAATGTATAGGGGATGTCGTATGTCTCTAGGAAATCGTCGAAATCGTTCTGCCAAATATCGCGTATCAATGGGCCAGTGGGTTCCATCACGGCGCCGATAAAGCCTTGATTGGCCGCGGCAAGCATCACCGCTTTGGCGCATAGCGCCCGTGTCTTGCCGGCGCCATAGCCAGCCGAGATGCCGATGATCTGCGTGGTGGCATCATCCACAAACGCAAGCTGCCCCGGATGCAGGTCGTTGCGGATATTTGCTAACAGGGCTTCTATATCCGTCAACTCACCGCCGTGGTTGAGTTGCTGCAGCACATGCCCTTCACGGGCAATGGCAAGGATGCTCACGAACAGAGCTGCGCCAGTTTGGCTGCGGTATTAATGGCGCCCAAGGCAATGTGGTACTGCCCGGCACGCCTAGCTTCCATTTGCAAGGTGCTGCATTGTGAGAGCAGATCAGCCACCATCTGCGGGCGTTCGATGTCCCAGTCAGCTTTGAGCTTATCGCGGGCCATTGCGAGGTACTTGTCGCATGACCGCTCACTAACCCCCCAGTTCTCGGCTGCAAAGCGAACACAGTCCGACCTACGGCCACCATTAGCAATGATGCGGGCAAACCGTGCTGCACGGTCTTGGGTTTCTAGCTGGGTGCTACGAATCGAGGCCATCAGAACGCCTCCGGTGCTTCCTCAAGGATAGCCTTCTTGCCAGTGAAGTCTTCCCAGCGCTTGATGATCACGTCGCAGTAGCGCGGGTCAAGTTCCATCAGTCGTGCCTGTCGGCCGGTCTTCTCGCACGCGATCAACGTGCTGCCAGAGCCACCGAAGAGGTCGGCAACGATCACCTTGCGATCGCCCCAGCGGTCAAAGAACCACTGAGCTAGGGCCACAGGCTTCTGAGTTGGATGCACCCGCTTATCGTTTTCGACGCTTGCCAAGCCTTTGTGCATGATCCGCGCAAGCTCTCTCTTGTGCTTTGCCCTAGACCAGCAAAGCTCAAAATTGGAACCGTGAAAAGCTGCACAGCCAGATTCCTCTCCTTGAGCATTTGTCACCTTGTCCCAAACAACCCATGAGCCATCTTTGCGGTCTGGGATCAGCTCGGCGTAGTAATCGGCGCCCCACAGAAAAATCTCGGCGCAGTAGTCAAAGTTGGCAAAAACGGTGTTGATCAGATCGGGCGTGAAGTCGTCATGATCTCCCACTACATTTTTGTGGGCATTGCCTTGATTGCCTTTTGAGTGCTTGTTTGGCCGATCGCCCCAGTCGGCGCGGTGGTAGTTGGCTTGCAGGCTCATCCCATAAGGCGGATCCGTAAAAACCATGTCCGCCTTCTTGCCAGCCATCAGCCGCTCAACGTCCGTGATGACAGTCGAGTCCCCGCACATCAAGCGGTGGTTCCCCAGCAGCCACACGTCGCCCGGCTTGGTAACCGGCTCCTCCGGCACTTCGGGCACGTCATCTGCATCGGTCAAACCCTCGGCAGGCAGCTCCTCAACGGTGCCAAGGATCTCGGCTAGGTCATCGGCGTCAAACCATGGGGCGATGTCATGCTCTGCGCTGAGCTGCTGCAACATGTCCTTGTCCCAATCGGACAAGTCACTGGTGCGGTTGTCGGCTAGGGCGAGGCCTATCTTTTCGTCTTCCGATAGGCCAGTGCGCTTGACAGCAATAATCTCAGTGCCATCGGTTTCGATGACGCGGATGTTTTGAATGCCGGCGGCTTTGGCGCCTTCTATGGTGCCGTTACCAGCAAGGATCCGGTTGTCTTCATCAATAACAATGCTGCGTGCAGCACCGTAACGCTGCAGTGATTCAGCGATCAGCTTGGCTGAGCGATCGGTACGCTTGCGGGCATTTTTATGATCAGACTTGAGATCCTTGATGGATGTCATTCTCTTATTTGCACGGGCATGACGAGATAGGTTCTATCAGTGTCATCCATTGGCGTCAAGACTACAGGAGTCGTGGGGCCATTTGCTGACAGTGTAACGGATTCCGCCGGCCGGAATGCCTTGAGGCCGTCTAGGAGGTAGTGGACATTG